ATGGCCATTAGAACCTTGGTATGAATAACACCTACCACTAACCGTGATTAGCCCGCCTCGAGCGGGCTTTTTTGTGCCTATCGAAACGATTAGGAATATCACTGATATTGTCTATTTAGAAAAAAAACTTTTTTAAAAAAAATTAACAGAATTGACTAATAGAGTAATAGAAGTAATAGATTGAGGAAAGAATGCAATAGATACGAGGGACAGGGGCCGTGAGTGGTGAGAACGAAAAGTAATAGAAACTATGAGATCTATTAGTTTGAGAACAGAGAATAGATATGAGAGGCCGCGAGCGAAAGTTTCACTTTTTATAAATTATTTTATTTTCTAGAATAAAGAAGACACTCCTACAGCCCTCGGATCCATTGATGAAAGACTTACAGTACACTCCGATGCAGCCTGCTGACGATGGCAATGGGTATATCGACCCCGATGGTAAGAGGTGGCAGCCACTTAATCCGAAGCAAAAGAAGTTCGCTCGAGAGTATCTGAAAGGCCAAAACGCAACGGAAGCAGCGGTAAAAGCTGGATATACGAAGAACAGAGCTGCAGCTAAACGACAGGGCAGCGTCTTACTGAACCACAACCCACTTCTCAGAAACTATCTGATCGACCAGGAAATCAAAGAGGCAGAGAGGGATAGAGTTTCTATGGAGGGACACCTCACCGCGCTCCACGACTTGCGTGAGGAGGCACGGGAGCAGGGGCAAATCAACGCAGCGATCACGGCAGAGATCCACCGAGGCAAGGTCGGAGGACTTTATATCGATCGACGCGAGGTACTGACCGCAAAGATCGATTCACTATCGAAGGATCAGCTGATCGATCGACTCGGACAACTCATCATGAAACGATCGCCCCAGACGATCGAGGGACAGATTACAAACCGCATCGGATCGATCGACGGATCGACTGATCGATCGATCGATCGATCGACGGCATTAATTGAGCGAGGGAGCGATTGACCCACCCACCCACCACGATTCATTGACGGATTGACCGACGCCGACGGACGCCGACGGACGCCGACGGACGCCGACGGACGGCGCGACAAATGCAAACCGTTAGATTTAGTCGCGTCCCTCAGCCAAACCGTTAGGTTAAGTGCTAACCATTTTGTTAAGTCGCGACGATTAGGTTATTGCCTAGGTAATTGATTAGTTTACTGATTAGGTAAAGGGTTGACAGTTAGGCTCGCATAGTTCAATATCTGCCTATCACTTAGGTGATATTAACTTAACTTAAAAGGTAAACATTATGAAAGCTACTAACAAAAACATTAAGTCTGTTAAAGAACAGACTGCCCGTGACGTTATCCCCCACATTGAGGGCAACAAGGGTTTTAATTTCGCTAAGCCTGCGTCAGGTATTAGTGGCAAGGTTAATTTTGGCATTGCCTTAACTTATGACACTATCACCGCTAAGGTTCCTCGTCAGATACAACTAGTAATGACCGAATGGTTATCGTTAGGTGGTGGTGACGTAGAGGTGCAAGCTATTAACGATAGCTTAGAGTCCAAGGGCTTATGGGTACGTGCTAACGGTGACGCCTACAATCAAGACGTGGCAACCATATTGCTACACTATCGCACACGGTTAGATGGCCGTGACGAATGGGGCAAGGGGCCTGCTGCGGTCAAGTGCAAGTTGGCTGACTTTAGCTAACGCTAACCAACTAACTAAGGGGCGGCTAATCACCGCCCCCTTTTTTACCTGTTAGCTAACAGCTTTGCTAAGGGGCGCGGCCTACCGCATATGCTAACGGTTAGGCTAAGGGGGTATACCCCCAAAAGTGCCGCAAGGCACCCACCCACCCACCACTACCTTGTTCCTGCCTCTTTTTTTGCTGTAGTTTTACTCTAGGTTCCCTACCCACAAATTTTGCGTAATGTGCGTTTTATGCGCGTAAAATTTTTTGCGAAAATTTTTTTTACAAAAATTTTTAGGGTAGCGAGGATAGTGATTAGGGAGTTACGATTCGCGTATGGCTGAGAAAAAGAAAAAAGATTCTCGTTTAGAGCGAGCAGGAGTTTCGGGATATAACAAACCGAAGCGTACCCCGTCTCATCCTAAAAAATCCCATATCGTTGTTGCTAAAGAAGGCGATAAAATAAAAACGATCAGGTTTGGGCAGCAAGGTGTAAAAACGGCTGGCAAACCGAAAAAAGGCGAATCCGCTAAACAAAAAGCCCGTCGTAAAAGTTTCAAAGCACGTCACTCTAAAAATATTGCTAAAGGTAAAATGTCAGCGGCATATTGGGCAGATAAGGTGAAATGGTCATGAATGATATGCAAGCCGTTTACGATGAAGAATTAGGTCGTGGTCGCGGCGGGTTAATGTCGTTAATGCGGGGGATGGGTGATTTTACCCTCGGGGAAGATATAATGAACAATCTCCCTGAAATTATCGCGATGTTACGCAATACGAATAAAGATACGTTGACGATGCGGCAAACGCAGGAAATGGGTAAGCCGAGCGAATTAGCTGTATCGTTAAGTGACGAACCTGCATTAAGTTCGATGGTAGGGCCAGAAATGGCATTATTAGCAGGGATGATGGGTGGGCCTGGAGGAAAGGCTAAAGGATTAGCATCGTTAAAAGATGAATTAGCTGAATTTATTAAAAAAGATACCGCTGATACAGCAGAACGTATGCGGCGGTTAGATCAAGACGAAACGCTATCACGGTTAGCGGATCAAGATCGTTTAGAACGTACCCGAGCGGAACAATTAGAAGGGTTACGAAATTTAGAAAACCGTAACCGACGATTAGAAGATGGCGAAATGTCGGAAGAATACGAAACGGCATTGCGCGAATACCAAGATTTTATGAACCGCCAAGGTGAGTCTGGGATTCAAAAATTACGCAAAGAAATTTTTAGTGATCCTGATCAGATGGCTGGTGGTGGTCGTCCAGGATTATACGCAAATATCGCCGCGAAACGTCGACGTATAGCTGCGGGGTCTGGTGAAAAAATGCGTAAAGCAGGATCTAAAGGTGCGCCGACGAAAGAAAATTTCCGACAAGCCGAAACGACTGCTAAAAAATATCACGGTGGTGCGGTAGGTGGCGGTATAGGATATAAAAAAGGTTATTACGGAAAATCATATAAATGAAAGGATTAGCTGATCTTTTAGAAAAACAAGGTAGGTTCGGAGACTCTGAGCTTGTTCATTTAAATCCTGCTGAAGTTAAAATGTTGGAAAAAATGTCTCCAACAGGAAAACTAACAACCAACCCTACTACGGGTAAAAAAGAGGCATTTTTACCTATTTTAGCGGCAGTCCTTACAGCGGTAGGCACTACCGCTTACGGCGCAAAACAATCTCGTAAAGCCCAAAAACGAGCAGAAGAACAAGCTCAAACACGTGCGCTTATAGAAGGGGCGGCACCGAATATCGCTAATGTTCAAGAAGTAATTCCAGAAGATATACAAGGTACAGACGTTTCAGGATTAAAAGCTGCGTTAGAAGCGATCGAATATGGGGAAGACCCACCTTTACCTACGGAAGATCCAATACCTTCAGATTTATCCGAAGAAGAATTAGTAGCGTTATTAGAACAATCTGGCGGTTTAGAAAGTTTAATGATGGCAGACGGTGGGCCGGTAGGTACACCGAACGATGTATATTTTTTCGGTGTCCCACAAATTATGGGGATGATGCAAGATCCTAATCCTCAAATCCAACAAGTAGGTATGCAATTAGCGGGTCAAATGGAAGCGATGCCCGAAGCAGGGATGGTGCCAGCGACCCAAGATCAAATACGCACGATGGCTTACGGTGGTGCGATATCCGAGGAACGTCTTAATAACGCAAGATTAAGATAAATGCCTGCTAAAAATCCTCGTATCCCTAGAAAAAAAGGGCAACCTGCGAAAAGTAAAAAACATAGCGATTTATATACGGACGAAGATCCGAAAGGTACGATCCACGGATTAAAATTTGCAACCGTAAAAGATGCCCAAGCGTCTGTTAGTAAAATTAAAAAAGCAAA